GGGCGGTCATACAAGCAACAGATACCACTTATCTATAGCTATGGGTGCAGAAACCCTTAGGGTTGATGTGACCCAAAGGCAGGGGGTTTCAGAGCCATCCAATACTAAAGAAGATACAAAAGATAATATATTGTTTGAAAAGTTCTGGTCTGTATATCCAAGAAAAATAGCTAAGAAAAAAGCTAAAGAGATATTTGAAAAACATAAAGATCAAGAAAGAATTGTTGAAGGTGCAATTAAGTTTGCATCGTTAAATGAAATGACTGATGAAAAATTTATTCCACATCCGACCACTTGGTTAAATGGTGAGAGATGGAATGATGAAATGAAACAACCTGCAAGGAGAACTAATTTAAACTCACTTGCAGGATAATTAGGAGAGTAAAATGAACGAAAGACCTGAAGATTTGGGTATCAAGCTCAAGAAGTTTGATTTTGGAACGCAAAAAGTCAAATGTCCACAGTGTCAACCACCACACAAAATGTCTGATAATCCTTTGAGTGTTACGATAAACGAAGAAGGAACAGTATGGTTTTGTCACCACTGTGAATGGAAGGGTTCTTATTTTGTAAATAATGACAGGATGTATATTCCAAAACAAAAGACTTATGTGAAACCAGAGACACCTGTTATAAATAAAAACCAAGATATGTACGACTACTTCGCTAAAAGAGGTATATCCAAAAAAACTGTTGATGACTTTGAGATATTTGAAGAAAAAGGTTGGTATGGCTTTCAATACTTTAATACAGAAGGAGAGCTTGAAAACATCAAGTACAGAAACAAACAAAAGAACTTTAGGCAAAGTCAGGGTGCTAGACAAATACTTTACAACTACAAGCAAGTTGCAAAAGAAAACACAGTTGTGTTTGTTGAGGGCGAGATGGATGTTCTAAGCGTAGCTGAAACAGGTTACAAAGGAACTTCATTGGCAAATGGAGCAGGTAAAGTAGCAAAGTTCAATCCTAAAGATTCTAGGTTCAAAGCATTAGAAAACTGTCCATTAGCTGCTAGAAAGATCATTATTTTCACTGACAATGATGTAGCAGGAAAATCTTTACATAAAGAATTGCTGCATCGCTTTGGTAAAGACATTTGTTGGTATGTAAGAGTGCCTGAAAACTGTAAAGATGCTAACGATGTTTTGGTCAAACTAGGTAAAGACAAGCTAAAACAAATATTAGATGAAGCAGAACCATATCCAATAGATGGACTGTATAGAGCTAACGATTATTATTCACAAGTACAAGACCTTTACGATGGCAACTACGAGAAGCCAATAGAGATTGGTCTTAAAGGTTTAGATGACATTTATAAGATCATGACAGGAACTTTTCATGTATTCACTGGCATTCCTAATCATGGTAAATCAATATTTTTAGATCAGATACTTCTAAAACTAGCAGAGAATCATGACTGGAAATTCGCTATGTTTTCTCCTGAACATAGTACAAGTATGCACATTAGAAGGCTTACACAAATGTATATCAAGAAGAATTTTGATGAAGGCTTTCAAGATAGGATGACAAAAGAAGAACTTAACCAATCTTTGAAGTTCATACACGATCATTTTTACTTTATTGAGACAAGAGACTCTGTACCAAACATAGAAACAATTTTAGACATTGCAAAGTCAAGTGTTTATAAATATGGTATTAATGGATTGATAATAGACCCATATAATGAGGTAGACGCTAAAAGGAGTGGTAATACAAGAGAAGATGAACACATAAGAGACTTCATATCCCTTTGTAAAAGATTCTCAAGGATTTATCAGATAGTTACTTGGGTTGTAGCACATCCAACTAAGTTGCCTAAAAGCAATGAAGGTGTTTATTTACCGCCTACAGCTTACGATATAAGTGGAGCTGCACATTGGCATAACCAAGCTGATGCAGTTATTACAGTGCATCGTGACTTTGAAGATAACACAACAAGCATCATAACCAGAAAGATCAGAGAACAAGACCTTTATGGAAAAATTGGTGAAGCTAAGTTTCAATACAACTTCAATAGCAGAGACTTTCAACCACACATCAAAGATGTGTCAGAGGATTGGTCTAGCGTAAGATTTAAAGATTAATCTAGGTAGAAGTCATTAGGTGAAACTGCACCTTCTGTAGCCTCAAAAATTACTTGTAACTCTTTTTTACGAGGCGTTCTTTGATTTAACACATACTTTGCTAATGTGCCTTGTGGCATACGATGTCCAGTCTTATCCTTCACTTTTTGGATAAAAGCAACCTGTGTATATTCGTTAGATTTTAAGTAGTCATTTAATTTCATAATCTATTGCAAACTTTCCAAAGTGGGTTTATAATTCTTATACCTATTTGGAATTATAGCCGATTGGGTACATAAATCAAATGATATGAAATGATAACAAAATGAAGGAAACGAAATGAAAAATGACCCCTTTGAAGTACATGAGATAGATCACTTATCTCCTTCCTCAGTGAATACTTTTATAGATGACATATGCTTATGGATAATGCGTTATCTGTTTGGCTACAGGAATGGTGGTAGTCCTGCTATGTGGCGAGGCACTGTCTCAGATCATGGTGTAGGCAACCTGTTTGGCTTGAATGAAACACAAAAGGTTTACACTAAAGATGAGGCAATCAAAGAAGCTGAAGCAGAATATATTCGTCTACACAATTACTGCAAGAGAGAATATCCAGAACAAACAATAGAAGAAGATAAATACAAACGAGAGAAAAGAGATTTGCCTAAGTATCTCAATGCTGCTTTTGATTTCTACCTTAAGTTAGGTAAACCAACTGATTATCAAAAACAAGTAAACCTTTTTCTTGAAGATATACCTGTACCAATACAAGGTTACATTGATCTTCAATACCAAGACATTATTAGGGATATAAAGACCGCAGGTCGTATGCCTAGTAAAGTATCTTCTGCCCATGCACGACAGGTCTCTGTTTATGCAAAAGCGGAAGATTGTATGCCTATGCTTGACTACATATCGCCTACAGGAAAGATACAAACTCTGCCTGTGCTAAATGTAGAAGAGAATATAAGCGAAGTTAGAAAGATAGCTTTATCAATCATGAATCTTCTTTCTGCATCTAACGATAAAAATGAAATAGCAAATATGTTTTATCCAAACTTTGACGATTGGAAATGGGGAGAGGATGAGATCAAATTTGCAAAAACAATATGGAGCATAAAATGAATGTTGAATTGACATACAAAGAAGTTTGGCAAACTCTAAATGCCTTAGACCTTAGTAAATATCATGACAAAAAAGGTAACTTTACTTATCTTTCTTGGACTGATGCTTGGCAGATTCTCATGGAGCAATATCCTTTTGCAACTTATGAATTTATGCCAGAAACTTACGAAGCCAATGGTACTGTGATGTCTCATTGCATAGTAAGGATAGGAAACTTAGAAAGATATATGTGGTTGCCTTGCATGGATAATCGCAACAATTCTTTAACAAATCCTACAACAAGACAAATCCAAGACTCAAGAATGCGATGTATGGTCAAGTGTTTGGCTATGTTTGGTTTAGCAAACTATATATTTAGAGGCGAAGATTTACCTGATGCTGCTAAAGACGAAGCAGAAGCTGCTGTCGTAAAAGAAGAAGAACCAACACCAGATCAATACAGGTTTGTAAGCGACACAGGAAGCGTTATAGGAACTTATATAGATGAAGCTATGTTTATGAAAGATGCTTTAATTAACTTTTTAAACACAACAGATACTGGTGGCGAACCTACTAAAGAACAAATCTTACTTTATGAAGCAAACAAAGATGAAATCAAAAAAGCATCGGAAAGTGCAAATAAAAAAGATCAAACAGCTTATACACAGCTAATTGAAAAATACGAATCAATACCAGAGGAAACAGATGAGCAAGGCAAACAGTCTGACTGATTATGTGTTTCTCTGTATGAGAGATGGTTCTTGGTGGACTTTCTGGGATTTACAGAGAGTTATTAAGGACAAAACAGGTAAGTTTTATGGCGAACCAAGTATTTCTGCAGCTATCAGAGACTTGAGAAAAGACCCTTTTAGGTTGAAATATGACTTAGAGATGCTTGGTGAAACTGTAGAACGCAAGAAAATCACTGGTAAGAAAGGTTATCAGTACAAACTTATAGGAGTAAAAAATGGCAGATAGTTATGAGATGAAAAACAACAGTGGAAGTTTATTTCACGAAACAAGGGTGACTGTACCTAGAAAGGGTAAGTTTAAGATAAACGATAAGGAAGTATATGGAGCTATTCTTAAATATGAAGATAAGAATGGTAAAGAAAAATACGAGCTTGTTGCTTCTCTTGGATTACTGCACTACAACGCACCAGAAACCAAAAGAAGTGAGACCACGCCTGATATAGGTGGGAAGATCACTTGGGAAGGCACAGTATATAAATGTGGCGGTTATGCTAATCAAACGCAGCAAGGCACAGATTATACAAGTCTTAGATTCACACCTTATGATGAAGAGGGCAATCTTATCATTCCAGAAAAGGAAGATGATAAAGCTATATTCTAATGGAAGAAGAGGTTTGGATGCACAGGATAAGATCATTAGCAGAGCCTATACAAAAGGCAGAGTATGAAGTCTTTGAAGCAGAAGCAAATGTGAAAAGATTATCAGCTCGTCTTAAGTTAGAGGCTACTGCTGAAGGTTGTAAAACTGTCTCTGCACAAGAAGTATATGCAGAAAACAATGAAGAGATGTATCAAGCTAGATTAGTAGTAGGTACTAAGAAAGGTATGTTGTCATCTCTCAGGGTTAAATTAGATGCCTACAAAGTAGGTTTTGAAGAGTGGCGTACCAAAATGGTAAACGCTAGAGAAGAAGCAAAAAGATATGGAGCATGATATGGCTAATTGGGTAAATCAAATAATAACAATCTATACCGAAGATAAGGACAGATTGCAGACTATAAGAAAACATTTGAAAACAAAGGATAGTAATGAAGAGTTACTTCATTTTGATTTAAATAATCTTGTAAAGATGCCAGAAGAACTTAAAGGTATTAACTGTATGAAAACAAGCGAAAATGGCAAGTTGCTTGATATTTATTATAAAGAAGAAGATGCAAAACCTTTTATGGATTGGGAACAAATGATCAAAGGGCAAAATCAAAGGGTGAATACCGATGACATGATGAAGCGTCTTAAAGAAATACAAATAGACGAAGTAACAATCAAGCGTTACAAAAAAGAGTTTGGTTCGGCTTACTGGTATGACTGGTGCAACGAAAACTGGGGAACTAAATGGAACGCTTGGGCAACTAATGTGAAAGAAGAGGACATAATATCAACATCACAAGCACCTAGTTTATTTATGTTAATTTATGAAATTGAAACAGCTTGGTCACCACCTTTTGGGTGTATGCCTAACTTTTTCAAGTTCATAGAAGCACATGACTGCACTGCCAAGTGGGTATGTAACCCAGATAAATACATCCAAGACTTAACTGATGCTGAAGAAGAAGATGTAAGTGCATTGATCGTCAGATCATATGGCGAAGCAACAGCAGTAAAACAAGAATTTTTGGCAAAACATAAAGCCATGATGGACACATTTAATTAGGGGGTAACATGAGAAATATAAAAAAAGGACAACTCGTACAGAAAGGAAAGCATGGTGATATTTATAAAATATTAAATGTTTCGTCTGAAAAGATAAATGGTTTTGTAAGAGAAGAAGTTTTAGTCGGATGTTTACATAATAATCAAGCTGTAAGCATACCTGCTAGTGAGATTTCAGATAAAAGAATCTGGAAAGATGTCAACGAAGATAATATTAGAACACAAATCGTTGAAAGAAAAATTATGCGTAATCCTGATGGTAGCGTAGTAATTTTGTCAGAAACAGTAGTTTCAACACAAAATGAAGAGAATGCTGATATACAAAAGATAGTAGCTAAGAAAAAATATCCAGACACTGCTCTTGGTAAAGCCATGAACGATGCTATATCTAAATCAGAGGCAGATAAGATTGTGAATATTGGACATATAACCAATGTTCATACTGCAAAAGAAAAAGATGAAAAAGCAACGCCTACCCCTGATCATACAAAGTTTGGTCATCTTAGATATGACAGCTTGGATGTTTTAGGTCAGGTTTATGGACAACACAGCAGTGTAATAAAACAAAGCTCAGGTAAGTTTCATAAAGGTATGGCTACTTTACATCAACAATGTCTTGATAGATTTAGAGATGGCGACATAACTCTTTATGATCTAAGAAAATATTCACCTAACAGTAAGACAGGAAAAAGTTTGAGTCTTGAAGGTACAATAGCTAGATTGAATAAAGCGATCTGGCATTATGGTACTGAACAAGAAAGAAAACATTATGGATGGTAGGTGAAGGGTAGAACGCCAACGAGAGCAGAGAAAGAACACATGGACAAAGTTCGTGATCTAGGTTGTATTATTTGCCGACAGCAAGGCAAAGGCAGACGACCCTGTGAGATACATCATGTGTATGGCAAGACCAAAAAAGCAAAAGGAGATTTCAAAGGCAGTCATTTTTATGTGTTGCCTTTATGCTTTGAACATCATCGCATGGGTAGCGATAAAGAACCAATAAGCCGACATCCATACAAAGCTAGATTTGTTGCAGCTTATGGCACAGAAGAGTCATTATTAGATTTAGTTGATGACCTTTTAAAACTGGATGAATACTCTGCTGAACTTCCTTTCTAAATAGTTGACACTTATTCCACATTGGGATAATATTGAGGCTCGTTAAATTGAGCCGAAAGGCAGGAGCATAAAATGGAAAATGTAAATCAACAACTTAGAAATGATGTACCTACATGGTTACTCGGATTATTTGAAAACTACGATGGGGTACATTTGACTAATCACAAAAATGAGGGCGAAAAGCAACACTTACTAGATTGTGCTGAAGCTGTTATTGAAATAGTAAACAAAGACTTTACTGGATATAACATTGAGGTTTCAGCTAGTGATCTTGTAGATTGCTATATACACGATAGTGTTTGTAGTCCTCTTAATGGTGGGTAATATTAACTAGCTTTGTCTTTTGGTACTTGGCAAAGCATTGAGAAGGGAACGATCATCTCCTAAGATACAAACAATAATGGTAGTTTCCTTCTCTCTAAAAAGTGTTGACATATATTCCAATTTGGGTTTATAATAGACACATAATTAATTGAGCCGAAAGGCAGGAGATAAAATGAAATACTTAGTAATAAATCCAGAAACCTACAGAGTCTTGATCAGACAGTATGGTTCATCAAGATTGTTTGACACTAAATCTGGTGCAAAACGATCTTTAAATACACACATCAAAAAGTTAGCTGCAAGAAAAGCCGAATATGTAGAAAGATTTGGTGTAGATGGTTTTGATAATCAAACAGGTAGAGAACTAGACGAGATGAAAAAAGGTGTTGTTATTGATGAAAAAACATTCAACGAAAAAGAACCTTTAGTAATCAAAAAGGACTTCATGACAGGACAGACCTTTGTTGAGCCTTTAAATACGCCTCACTACGCAAGTAGATCATCAGAATCTTATTGGAGCAGTTAAAATGAAAATATCAGAGCAAATTCTAAATGAGTTATACAAAAAGTATAACATCACAGATGACACTAATATTTTTGAGATCAAGAATATTATGAATGCCGAAGATTATGCCAAATGGGAACTTGCTTTTAAGTACCCAAATGGTAAACCACTAGAAGTTATAGAGGGATTTAAAGATGGAGTTTGAAATACTTGACCCTGAGGTGATGAACTTTTGCGGACATCCTATAAAGATCATTACAGATGAAGATAAAAAATATTTAGGGGATTATCATAGAGTAGCTACGTTTGAATGTGACATACAAGGTATAGATAGAGACGAGCATATACTTTTTGCAGGTAGGGGTATAGGTTTCTTTATTAAAGATTATAGTAAAAAACAATCATGAATCTTCAACATAAATATTACACCTACGAAGGCTATCATCAGATACTAGAGAGAGTAAGAGGCATTCTTGAATCTAAGATAGATAAAGAAGCTGTTGATCTGGAAACTAAAATATCTAATGGAAAAATCAAACGCTGCCTTGAAGAAATTGATAGCTTTGAGACAGAAATAGAAACTATCATATCAGGAAGGGAGGATATGGCTAATGGATGAGTTTTTGTATGACAAAAAAGATTCTTTTCAAAATAACTTTGCTAGATGGTATCACATGAATTGTACTGAAAGAGAAATGTATAATGAGAAACCACTTACTAAAAAAGAAGCATTAAGTGTCTTTGAAAACTTCTTGGGAAGAAGGTTTCCCAACTTGATCTACAGGATTGACTGAACTTTTACTTTCAGAAGCATACTTGATATTAAGACCTGCTAAAGTACAAAGACGATTCTTCTCATCAAGACCTTTGCTTGTGATCTTATAACCTTCCTCTGTTTTTTCTACAAAGCCAAGCTGAACTACATCTTCTATAGCACCGCTAGGAGTTTCTTCTTTAAACATGACTGAAAGAATTGCACCTAATCGCTTGTTTTGCTTTTTACTTAGAGCCATCTAAACTTCTATCCAGTCCTCCGCATTAAATAATAAACTTTCTGCCTTTCTTCGTCTAATCAATCCTTCTAAAGTTTTGCCACCTGCTTTATTCCATCTACGCATTTCACTTGGCACTAACTCGTATTTGCCTTCATTAAGAACTTTTAACATGGTAGATGAACGCAGATTGCCTACACCTAAATTAAAAGTCCATGCTACTAAAGCATCAAATTGACATTGGGTTAAAGGCACAGTCACATTATCTTCTACATAACCTTCAAATAATTCTAAGTCCTTTTCTAGCATTTCATCTGCCATATCTTGTGTTATGGTCATGCCCTCTTTGACTCCTTCAGTATGTCCATAACCAATAGTAAGTACATTTGCACTACATAAATAACTTTCTAGTCTCAATCCTTCAAACTTTTTGATCAGACTAATTCCTTCTTGTGATGTTTTCATATTATTCTCCCCATGTTCCATCTTCTCGTACTTTGGCGGTTTTTGTACCACCCCAGTATTCAACTGCGTGTCCTTCTTCAATAAGTAATTCACAAATGCTCTTACCATCTTCTGTAAAAGGGATGCCAAGTATTCGCCCATATTTGCCTTTACCTAATGATTGAATTTTGAATGAACCTACGCATAATTCAGTTAATCTTTCTTTAGCCTTCAAACCTAAGGCTTTTTCTTCAAGATTTCTAGTTCTGCTTTCAGGTGTGTCTATACCTGCTAAACGCACTCTTTGTTTGTGTAACATTACATCAAAACCAAGATCAAGAGTCACATCTATGGTGTCTCCATCTATTACCCTGTCTAAAATCGCATTATAGACAAATGGGGTGACGCTTGTTTTAGTCATCTTTATTTGGTGCAATCATTTTTGCTTTACCTATGTTTAATGCGAGAATTTCTATTCCCTTATATAACTTACCCAAAAGCTCGTCATCCTTTGGTGTAGGCGTAATAGCTGCTATAAAACTAGCAACACAAACTACAGAAGTAACAACAGTAACAATGCTCATTATTAAATCAAACATAATTTACTCCTTGCGTTTCTTAGAGTGTAGCCGATATGACTATTTTTTACTAGAATCTTCTGTATCTTCTTTTTTATCGTATTCTCTATAATAAGCTACGATAGAAAGTATATTATTGGTATATCTGGTGATTTCTGCCATGTTATTAGACAGATTTTGATACTGTTGAGTAGTTAAAGCATAGTAAGGCTTTGCAGGAGCTTTACCTTCTTCTACTAATTTCAGATACTCTTCCATTAGTTCTGGGGTGAGTATTTCAAACTTAACATCTACAAGCTGCATTTCTAAAGGTAAAGGCGGATGATACATTGGCGGTATTTCAGCAATAGTCCTAACCTCTACTGGCTTTGCTTTCGGCAATATAGAGCATCCGCTTATTAAGAAACCTAAAATTAAAAAGCTAGTTATTGTTCTTATCATCTTCTTCTCCTAAGTCAAACTTATTTGGATTTGTTATATCAACTAAATTTTCCATAACCTTTTTAGACGCATTGTTGACCCTTTTTTCAATAAGTTTTGGCTTCATTAGGGCAAGATTATTTAGATCATGCCTTGCAAACTTATTTCTTAGCTCAGTAACTGCTCTGTTAGCTTCAGCTTTCTCTTTTTCTAAAATATCAAGCTGTTTACTTTGTTTTTCCTGATTTGCAAGATAATTCTTAATTGACTCGTTTTGTTCGGATATTTTTGACTCAAGTACGATCTGGTTGCCCTCTAAAACTGCCATTTGATTAAATAAATACTTAATATAGAAGCCAGAGCCACTAATTGTAGCTAACAAAAGACCTCCTAAAATAATGCTCAATTTAAATCCCATAAACTCTCAATGGATATAATTTACCTTTAACACTGATGTCGTTTACATATCTTAAATCAAATGTAGTTGTATTTGCAGTGTTTTCACCAATTAAAACTGTTTCTTTTTGATCTTTTGTAGCACTTTCAAGCCTAGCAGCAGTGTTAACAGCATCTCCTATAGCTGTGTAGTCAAATCTTGTCTCACTACCCATATTTCCAATGACTGCATCGCCTGTATTGATGCCTATGCCTATTTCAACAGGCTCTATACCCTCTTCTACCAGTTTTTTATTAAGTTCTTCCATATTTTTAACAATATCCTTTGCACACTGTATGGCTCTGTCTACATGATCATCTTGATCTAATGGAGCATTGAATATTGCCATCATTGCATCGCCAATATACTTATCTACCATGCCTTCATTAGCCTGAACAGCGTTTTGTTGTGCTGTTAGTGCAGCATTCATAATATATGTAACCTTTTCTGGCGGTAAACTCTCGCTAAGTGATGTAAAACCACGCACATCTGTAAATAAAAAGGTTGCCTCCTTCTTTTCACCGCCTAATTTTAGTAAATTTGGGTTGTTTTGCAGCTTTTTAACTTGTTTTGGGTCTAAATAATGCTCAAACTGCTTTTTGATCTGTAATCGTAGCTTGAATTGCTCTCTAAAGTTTAAATAAAAGGCAACAGCACCAATTATGAACTGACTTATGAGTGTCCAACTCACATCTATAAGTAAACCTGACCTAATTTGCTGATAGCCATAGACTGCTGTAGAGGCAAATATAAGCAAAAATGACAACAAACCTAAGGTAACCCCTAAAAACCTAGTAGAGACCCAGAGAATAGCTATAGATAGCAAAAAAATACCTAATTCAACAGCTAGACTGTAATCAGGTATATATGGAGAGTTTTGCACCAGTAAAGATTCTGCTAAAGCTGCTTGTATATAGTGTGGTTCTAACAAACCAACTGGTGTAGATAATTGTGGCATGACACCCTTTGCAGTCACCCCTACAAATACAAACTTATCCTCTACATCCATTTCCTTCAAAGATGTTCCACGTGGAACAATCCATGAAATCCACTTTCTCCCCATACTATCTACTTTGACAGGCGGTATACCTTTTACAGTTATTTCTTCTATACCATTGTCATTTGTTTTTATTATGTAAGTATCTGAGCCAGTAAGAGCTTTGAGAACCTGCGTACCAAATGATGCTATCCAACCATCAGGGGTTCTATAAAGTAAGGGTATTCTTCTTACTAAATTATCCGCATCTACAGGTGCAGATGCTATACCTTCATATGCAACTTTAGATAGTTCTTTTATGTTTTGTACTGTGCCATTTGAAAGAAAGCCACCTATATCATCACCAAGAATTACTGTTCCTGTAGTCTTTGGATATTGTTTATTATTATTCTCAAAAAGAGCTATAACAGAAGGAGTATAAGCAAGAGCAGCTTTGAAGTAGCCATCACCTCCAAACCTATCTTCATGTGGGAAAGCTAACACCCATCCAACACCTAATGCACCATTTCTAAGCAAATCTAAATGTATTTTTGCAAGTTCTTCTCTAGGAAATGGATAACCACCTGCAGCATCAACATCTTCCTCTGTAATATTAAGTATTACAAAGTTTCCAGATTCTTTTGGTGTGACTACAAAATTATCAAATATTTTGAGTTTCAGTATCTCTGTCGGTGTACTTTGGAATATAAGCGGTAGTGATAATACAACTAAAAGTAATAAGCCTTGTGAATATTTAGTTAGATTCTTCATGTTTTACGATGTACTCCTTACAATCTACCAAATAGCTTTTTAGCCTATCTGCTTGTTTATAGTGAAAATCTCTATAATCAGGCTCTATTATGGCTTTTTCGTAGTGAAAGTCTATCATTCTGAGGATTAAAGCTATAGCATCTTGATAAGGCATCCTTACTGCCGAGCTGAAAGTCCTTTTAGGCATTACGACCCCTGTATTATTCTTATAGTGGTATCACTGCCTCCATTGATCTTTATAGTGTTTGACACACCATCTTGTATCAGAATTACAGTATATGAGCCAGTGCCATCCAAATCTATTCTCGCTGTTTCGCTTACGCTTCTACGCAGACTTATTAGTTGCCCTGTAACAAGTGTAGTAATTTGTGTGTCAGGGTCTTTACCGATAAGTGTGCCAGATATATTGATACCAGTAGCTTCTGCAAGTTGATCTTCCTCTTCTTCTATTGCTAAAGCATCTAAAACATTCAATAAATCTTCCAAAAAGTTCACATCCAAGTAATTTATATCTAGCTCTGTAAACTCTAGCTCTTTACTTTCTAAAAAATCTTCATTCAAATAATCTATATCCAAGTCATCAAAATCTAAATAACTTGCTTGTTTTGTCTGTGCATTATCTTCTACAAACCTCTCATCTTCTTTTGGTGGATTAACAATCAACATATTATCTATAAGTTCTAAAGTGAGGTCTAAAATTACAGGCTTAGAGGGTGCAGATTCAAACATTTTAGCTGTTGTGGCTTCGTAAGGCTTATTCAGAGTTACACTACCTGCCATTGTAGTCACAATGATTTCACCAGAGGATATGCCTGTATCATCTGGCAAAAGTATAATTAACGACTCTCCTAATTCATTCACTGTGCAAGTAAAGTCAGTTCCACGAATAGCAATGTTAGCTGTTGGAGTTTTCAGAGATATATTCTTTTTATCTATTTTATTGAGACTACCAGTGATAAATCTAGCTGTACCACTGGCAAACTTTAACGCCATCTTAGTTTTACTAGGATTTGGGTCGTAGATGTATTCGTCTATTATCAAAGACGAGTGTTCTGTAAGTCTTACTTTAGAGTCATCTAAAAAACTGATTGCAATACGACCATTGGATGTACGAACATCGTCAAAACTTTGTATGCCGAAGTCTACCTTAGGAGCATACTCATCATCACGAATTATTTTGGCATAGCCATTTAGTTCGCTTACTGCTCCAATGTCAACAACTTGTGCTTGTGCCTTGATCGTTTTGGTTGACGCAAACAGTACCATTAGAACCATTAGATATGATGCGAAGCCAGTCGTTGTCCAAAGTTGACTGTTGCGATATGTTGAATGTTCTGCTACCACCAGTTTGCTCTAATTTAAAATATTGACCTGCATAACCATCTCCATCAAAAGTAACTGTATTGTCGTTACCATCTAAGCTCATATAGTTGGTAGCTCCATCAGCGTCAATAGATGCAGTAATTGTATTACCACCTCCATTGATTATCCAATCTAAATCAAGTTGTGATGCTAATGCAGAAGTTGCTTGATTCAAGGTAAAAGTATTTGTGTTACCTGTGACATCAACATAAATATTAGAATTATCTGCTCCAAAGGTATTTGTAGGGTCAGTTTGTATGTTGAATACATTACTGTCACCATCAAATTCAAAAAAGCCAGTATAAGTATCACTGGTAATATCTCCTAAAAATTTATTTAGATTACCTATTTGGTTTATATCAAGTGTTGCAGATGTAATGTCTAAGTCTAAGGCAGTCATACTTCCTGCTGTAGCATCGCTACCACCGATGATATTACCAGAACCAAGCTGCTCAACATCTATGTTTACAGTTGCTCCTGACTGATCTATATAAACCTCATTATCGGCAGTATATGCTACTCCCATATAAAATAAGGCTACTAATAAACTAACTATCTTCATTTTCTACAATACTCCAAAAACCTGATTTATGACCTTCATGTATAGTTTGTAGAACTGCAGTTTCTATAGCTGCTTGGAGTGCTAGATTGACTGATTCATTTTCGGTCATACCATTCTCTACTTCTACTAGCTCTGTTTGATCTGCCACAAATCTAAATACATCTTGGCTAACACCCACACTAAGTATGGTTTTGGTAACCAAGACTTCTAATAAAATGCGACCAGTAGATACTGATACTGTGCGTAAAGATACAATTACTGTATCTTGTCGGTACTCTTTGGAACTTCCTATTCCTAAGTACCTAGCACCATAACCGCCTGATTTTACATTACTTTCATATCCTACAACACTACCCTCCATTAGTAAACCTGCAAATAATAATGGTTTAAGTTGTTGTTTTTCTTCAAAATTTTCTCTTGTAGATCGTATAATTTGTCTTTCTTTGGTTAAATTATCTAATCCTGTGCGTTCTACAACATCAAAAAAACCTGAATGCTGTAAAGCTCTTATTAGATAAATATGCGGTGCTTGTGTTACTGCTGTACTAAAAGTAGCAAAAGAACTGTTACCTCTTCTTTGTCCTGTGTCGTCTTTAAAAGCTGTAGGATAAACAGCTACAGTAGGTTTTCTCTCAGGTTTGCCAACTTCTGCAAGTCCTTTAATAACAAGAGAATTTATCTGTGCTTCTTGCTTTGTGGGTTCATTCTGCCACTTGCCATTTATTGCACAACTAGAAAGTAAAATTACCAATAGGCAAAGTGATAACAGTCGTACCACCAGTTTCATCGGTAATTGTAAGTGTAATAAACTCGCCATCTGACACATAGGTAATAGTATTTCCTTCCAAAGTAATAGTACCTTCTGTACTAGGAGTTTCTCCAAACAAGTTTTCTACTAATTGCCTAGATAACTGTGCGTATATACGACTTTCTAAATTTCTTATAAACCTTGCTAATGTTGTGTTTTCTTTGTCTCTTTCTATCTCTTCTTGTAATGCCTTGATTTCATCTTTCAAGGCTTTCTTTCTGTTAAATTCTTGATTTTCTATTGTCAAATAATGCGATGATGTGCCTATACCTGAAAAACTAGGACTTTTGAATTTGAATACCATTTCATCTGCAAAAACACTCTGAATAGAACCAACTAAGACTGTTAAAACAATAAAAGACAAACCAATTATGGCAAACCACATCTTGAATTTTTCATCTTTTGCTTGTTGTGCTTTTGTCTTTTTTTTCATTATCTTTAAGTTTATTTTCTTCCTTAAGCTCTAAAACTGTATTTACCTTCTGTTGTAATCGTATCATATCTTGGTCTAAAAGACGCAACTGGTCAGTCAATCTTATAATGGTTTTTTTCATGTCCTCTACAGCAGGACTTATCGTATTTGTTATTGTTTGCCATACATACCAGACGAAATATCCTAGTCCTACAACCATAACTACAGGAAAACCAAAGTCAGCTATTAACTGTCCAATGTCCATTAATCTCTTCTTGCGTCTATTTTTCCATCTTCTACAAAATTCTCTGCTCTTGCAATTCTTTGCAAATCTGGACTAAGATCAAGTGCTGCAGATACACTTGTATCTATTCTAATCATGTCATTGTTCATTATAGAAGCTCTTGTAATAAGCATTTGTGTTATGCCTTGTATAGTTTTTATCTCTGCAACAAGACCATCCATTAGCTGCTTCATAACTAAAAATATAAAGTAAGCCATAACCAAAGCACCTGCTATTGGTACACCTACCTCAGCTATCAGATTGAACGCTTCCATATAATCTTTTGTTTTCCTCTTTTAAGTGTTTTAAATAATGTTTTAAGTTTCTTTCTATTCTGTAGTTTGCATAGAGTTTGAATCCTATAAGACCGAACAATACAAGCAAGTTTAAAAAGATAACAAAAAACTCTATCAATTATCTTCTCCTTTGAATTTTTTACTTTGACCTGAAGTACCTGCATATATACCAAATACTGCTGCCATAGCACCTACAACAATAGAAACTAAAGCAGATTGCTCTAAATTAGGCTCAGGTAGTTCCATAAACCATATGACAACTTTATAAAGCAGAACTATATATACACTGACAAATATTCTTGGAAATATCCTCCAAGCATCTACAGTTTTAGCCAAATGCACCCATTTCATGTAAGGATTATCTCCATCATTTACAGGCGTGACATCAATATCTAGCTCTAATTTTTTCTTTATTGGCTCATCTTGTTTTGGCTCGTCAATCATAAAAATAACCTCCTATTTGATCATATCCAAACTGTATTAACTTTTTTTGATAAATCATTGCTTCATTTATATCATATATCCTCTCTGTTTTGATCTCATCCTCTGGGTTTGGTTTTTGCAAAAGCTCTATCACCTCTACTGTGTCATCTTCAAGTATCTTAAAAGATACATAATGACCTTCATGCACCCAAAGTCCTGACCAAATTAGTAAATCATCCATCAAGTAGGTTCGGTTGGAAAAGTTGTGCTTTCAACAGTATTTTCTTTGCTGTCTGTATAAGATGCCATCATATCTCTTAGTTGTTGCCTATAAGTTGCCCATTCTGCTTTTTTGCTGTCTGTTAATGGACTATCTGGCATTTGTGTCCAATCACTATCTTTTAAGAGTATATTTCTCTTTTGTCTTACTTCTGCGGTATTTTGACCTGAAATATAATCATCATAATCAACAATTTTAGTGCCATTCCATTTCTTTTTTGATATTTGATACTTGCCTTCTACATATCCATATGTTGAGGTGTCCAAATGACTTATTTCATCAATAGAATTTATGTTTCTTGTAGATATAATTTGCCCAGTTGATTTTAAGTAAATACTGATGTCCATTATCTAAATACTCCTTCTACAGATAAAGTATATTGTAATCTTGGACTTGCTACGCCAAAAAGACCGCCAAACCCATAGATATACAATACTGTTGAGCTAGATGTGCTTGTAGTAATAGAAAAAGCATGAGATACACCTAGACCCTCTGCAAACACAAGATTAGTGAACTGGTTGGCATTTGTACCTAATCCAGAGATGGCAGTTACACTTGCACCTGTTGCATAACCACAAATTAGATTGATAGCTGTAGAATGGACTTGTGTACCAACTGGATTCACAAATAATCTAATAAGAAAAGTTTTTGAAACTGCTGTTACTGTAGCAGGTATAGTCAAGGTTATAGGAGTTGATAACCTTTCAGGCGTTGTGAAACTGGTATTACTACTTGTGTTAGTGTTTGACATCGTATATATGCCTTCATCTGCAAGAACTGCACCAAGCGTACCTGCGTTAACATGACTGTTTGCATCAAAAGTTCCTACATTTAAACCATTTGAAGTAACTGATAGAGTTGTTCCATTTAATTTTATGCGATTGGCATTAAGTTCACCTGCAGTAATGTTACTTGCGGTTATGTTATTTATATTCAAAGTAGAAGCGTCTATTGTTCCTGCTGTAAGCGTTCCTACATCTGCAGATATTGCTGAGAGGGTGGCAACATTTATTTCTGTTGCTGTGACCGCATTTGCAGCTATGGAATCTTGATTTACTGCATCTGTATCTATAAGGGCATTTGTAACTGCGTCATTAACAATGTCAGCAGTATTAGCATTAGTAAAGTTACCTTGTACTGAACCTACAAAGTTAGAATGCACATCTGAATGATTTACTGCTCTTACCCAATAATAATAAGTGACACCTGCTGTAAGACCACTAGCTTTGCCATCTACAAAGGTGGAAACAGAGTTTGGCGAACCATATTGAGTGTTAATTAAGCCATCACTATCACTTGTTGGTGTGCTGTTAGAAGTCTTTCGGTATATTTTTACTGCTTTTAGATCGCTGTTATTTGGATTTGTATAACTGACGACAATATTAAAAGGCTTACCTGTTGAAGCAGATAAACCACTTGGGTCGCTAGGAGCTGCACTGGCAGCAGCTATCGTAATGTTCACATTACTCGTATAGGCAGAATAAACATTACGATCTGAAAAATGCCTTACTCTTACATTGTATTGTTGTCCTGCGGTGACATTCGGTATAAAGGCTTGACTTGTTCCTGCACCTACAACTATAGCTTGATAAGCTGAATCGGTAGACAATTTATATGAAACCTCAGTTCCAAACAGATAAGGAGATGTACTGTTAGTCCAAGTCGCTTTTATGTTTATTTTTGAAGTAGTGCCATCCAAAGTAAGAACTTGAGACAACGCAAGATTGCTTGGTTGTGACATCTCAAAAGAACCTGCAGGAACTTCACTTATTGGTCCTTGAGTAATAGGAGTTACATAATCATTAGTTACAAAGTCATACACAGCAGCTTCTATTTCTTTCAAAACAAGTCTTGTTGCTGCAACAGGTGCTTCATCTATTTCTTTGAACTCTAAGTTAGTAGATACAACCTCAAACATTTTGTTAGAAAAATTAAGCCTTTCATTTGTTATGTAAACAAAGTCTGCAGGTTGCAATCTCATAAACTTAGTTGTGGTTAGCAATGATACTTGTAAAGTCTTTCTTTGATGTTGCAAAGCAATCTTAGCTAATCTTTCTGCAGTGGTATTGGTTTGTGTGTAAGGCAGTTGCACTTCCATTCTTTTTAAATAGTTAGCGTTTGCTTCACCAGTTGGTACATCTTCTGAGACAAAAGTTGCATTTGTTAGCTCTGGCGTATCTGTAGCTTGAAAATTATTATTTTTATCAACAAAAACAGCTTTAACACTATTGAATAGCTCATTTGACTGCGTATTTTTTGTAAGATTGACAGCTTCTAATAGATCATCGTCTGTAATCGTTAAAGATGGTGTTTGGGCTGCAGCTACAAATACATTGAACATACCATTCGTAAAAGTTAATTTACCACCACAAGCACTTAACAAGCCTTCTATGACACCTGTACCATCGGCACTCATATTGGTAAAACCATTTGCGGTATATCTTTCCTCTGAGACACCTCCAATATTAGAAACTGTTTGCTCACAAGTATTAGCTGCAGACATGAAACCTCCTGCGTTTGCAGACAGGTTTAATTCAGTAGAAGTAGCTTTCAAACCATAAGTAGTATCTGAAAGATAATCTAAAATACATAAAGCAGGATTATCCGACCATTCATGAGTAGATGCTGTACCGAGTCTATGTGAACCATCACCTCCTACTGTAGTGTCTTTTCTAGGGTCATATAGTTTTTTACCTTTTATCTTCATTGAAATCTTCGGTACTTGAGGTAATTTTTCTGGGTCATAGATCATTTCTAAATACATATAAGAACAACCTGTGAGTTTAAAATTATTATCTATGATTGTACTTCCATGCGTAGTCCTAGCTAAAGAATCATGTGCTGTCTGACTGCCATCATGAAAGGTAAACCTAGCAAGTCTACCGCTACCAAAATTGTTATCGTTTTCTGTATTTGTAAAATCAGAGTTTGTTACAGTGTAGATTTTATTATCAGTACCTGCACCAGAAGAGGTCGTTGTAGTTGTAGTTATAGTGACATCATTGAAATGTAAACTTGTAAATCCTTCTACTTCGTGTCCTGAAAACACTACCATCATAGATAATTTGTTGTTATCAGTGCCTGTAGTTCTTAAAAAATTTATAACACCACCAACTACAGTCTCTCCATATATTATTTGTCTTGGCTTTATTGCACCTCTTGTAGTAGCTTTTGTGCCAAAATTAGCGTTGTTTGCTTCTATTCCTTTGGAGGTCATCATGCCTATACCTGCTGATATAAGCGTTGTAGCAAATGTCATGATTGCTACTGTTGCAAGTGATGGCAAAGCCACTGCTAAGGCAGCAGGTAATAAAGCTCCTCCTGTAGCTACAACTGCGACTGCAATCGCAGTAGCAATTATTGCTGTCTTTATAGCCTTAGCCATCTATACGCCAACCTCTCAATGCAAGTTCTGTAGGTTTTACAGCTATGCCATCATCAGAAGGACATAAAATATTAACACCATTGTGAATGCCACACATTTCAGTTTGTTCTTTCCAGATTACTAGATCACCACACTGCAAAAATACAGGTTTTATTTTTTTTAGATTTTGTGCTTTGGCAGCTTTATCAATAGCTTTGCCCAGAGTTCCACCATATTCTTTGATTGCTTTCATGGCAGATTCTTCATCCTTCCATTTTAAGGTTTTGGGTATTAGGCTTTTGCCTGTCATGACCTTTATACAGGCATCTGAAAATTTACAACAATCCCACTTTGCCCACACAAAGGGTTTATTATAAACCTCCTCTATGTATGCAAATAAATCTGATTGCCAATCTGGTTTTTTTTTCATCGTATAACTGTCTGTGCTTTATCTTGATTACTATTGCCTCCACCCCCTGCACTGGTATCTGTATTAGAAGGTCTACCCCAATCAATCTCTTTATCTTGAATAGCCATAACATACTTAAAACCAGTATCAGAACTGTCTATTATTTGTTGTGAGGCTAAGGTATATCTTAGATTGCAAGGTCTATTTAAATCTACTAAACGATTTTCAGCGTTAACAGTTATTGACATACCTTGTGGGTCATCATTAACAGTAAGATTTGTCATTCTTCCAGAAAATAAAATTATCTCTCCTGCACTTTCATTAGAACCACCACTGAGGTAACCCATAAAAAGTGTTATTTTTCTATTCTGTATATCTTCAGATAAAGCTAAATTCAGCACAGTTTCATCCATACCTGACATTACAAAAGAAGCATTAGTTGAAGCAACATCCATGTTGTCCTCAACATCGCTAACACTTAGTAAAGTACCTGCACCTGTATAGGTTTCTCCATTGATAAGTAAGTCATCATAACCAGTCCAAAGTCTAACAGTATCAGTATCAAACTCTGCTTTTACTGCTAAGAATATTATTTGATGATCAGCACCTAATCTATTAGTGATATTTGCATCTATGCCACTTCTACTAGCCATTAAGTATTACTTGCAGAAACATCCTCAATGACAGAAAAAGATATGCCATAAGTAGATGCTCTATCAGCACTCCAATTTATTTCATTTGACTGTAATCTAAACAAACCTTTTGGATTCTGAAAGGTAACAAAGTAACCATCTGTGAGGTCTTTTCTCAATCTTGGTTCAGTTTTTACTGCAACGCTTGTTCCTGATCTGACAGCATCTTCGGTCACAAGCAGTAATTGAAAAGGTTGATGTGATAAACTATTACCACTTAAAACCCCTAAGTAATCACCTGCTAGAATAGTTCCTGTATCGCTACTTACTGTTGTTAATGCTATGCCTGTAGCTCCTGATACATTTTGTCTAATTTTGCATCCTGCAGTATTACTTTCTGTAGTCAAAGTAGTCGTAGTAATTATTGTAGTGGCATTAGTGACTGACGAAACTTTATGTGTGCCATTGTTAGCTTCGTTAGTAGCACCAGTCACATGGACAAAATCACCTGCAATCAGACTTCCAAAAATGCTTGTTCCTGCTGTGATTGTTGCACCACTGAACGATAATGTTTCGCTTGAGTCATCTACTCTTCTTGAAGCTGTAAGATGTGTTTGCCCATATGTTCCTTGATTTGTTTTTGCATCTGGGTCGCCTAACTGAAATGAATTTATTTGTCCTTGACAATTAGCAAGAAAAGACTGCCATTGACTTGCTTGAGTTCTACTCAAAGGAGGCAAAGTCAGATCACCTGCAAAATAATTATATCCAAACTCTTGCGTTTTCTTTTGCCCTGTAAATGGACTTACTGTTACACCAACTGTTCTTACTAGAGACCATGTACTATCAGAAAAGTTTGGTGTACTGGGCATAGTTACTATATTGTTTGTACTTGTTGTCATTATCCACCTACCAATGCTTTTCTAAATGCACCACCTCTTGCTGATGCTTCAAGAACCGCCATCTTAGATGTTTCGGCTATTTGTGGCAGCATTTTCTGCACTTCTGCCCTTGCTGTAGCTCCTACTCCTAAAGCAAAGTTATTGTTCTGTACTATAGTTACACCGCCTCCACCAGATAAAGCACTTCTGGTATTCATATTGTTCATAATAGTACCGCCAGTATTTGGTACAAATAGCTCTGGTCCTCTTTCTCCAACTAAAGTAGGTCGTTTACCTTGTATAGTTCCACCCCCTGCTTGTCCTACTGTAATAGTCGGTAGAGCATTTGCTCCTCCTGTAAGTCCAAAAACCGCATTCAATATTTGATTCACTACTGCCATTTGTAAAAAAGTTGCTATGATTTGCTGAACAATATTTTTTGCAAAGTTTTTAAAAGAATCTAAAGCTGATTCACCTTCCATTAACGCACCAACAAAATCATTAGTAAAAGCATGACTTGTGCTAACTATTGATTGTTTTAACTCTGTGCCTAAAGTGACTTTAGCTTTTTCTGCTGCATTACCAACTTCAGCCACTCCCTCTGCGACATTAGATAATTCTGTTTCTAACTCTGAGGTGTCTACTGTCAAATCTTCAATTATTTTACTCAAAGACTCTGTAACACCTAATTGTTTATCAAACTCACCAATAACATCTTGTACTTTTTTTCCTAGATCATCTAACAAGCCTGTAAAGTAAAGCACAGAAGCAGATACTAAAAGTATAGGATTTGCTTTCATAATCATGTTGAATGCTTTCATTGCAGCAGATGCAATCGTCAAAGTTTTGACTAATTTGAGCAGTGCTAGACCCATACTTGCTAATTTCACAGCGATACCTATTGCCATAAATGCTACTATCTCGTCTTTGAATTTTTTAGCAAAATCAAATGCTGTACTAATAGCTTGACCAGTTTTTTCAAAAGCTAGTCTTACAACGCCACCTATTGCTTTAGCTGTATCTAAAGAATTTACTAAAAGAACACTTAAATCTCTTGCAACATCTATCAAAACATCCTTCAAACCACCTTGTCCTATTTCATCCATGAATAAAGATGTAGCATCACCTAAGTTTGAAAAAGCACCAGTCAAAGTATTGGCTCTTTGTGTAATAGCTTCTGGAAATTTAATTTCACCAACAGCTCTTACAAAACCCATCACTCCTTCGGCAGATTTATCCACTGTCTCGGTAATGTCACCAAAGGTCAAGGTAATCTTGTCACCCTCAGTCTTGCCTTCAAAACCTAAGGCTTGTAATGATTCAATAGAAGTAGTACCTGCTTTGAAGATAGCCTGAGCAATTTGGTCAATACCAACACCTTGAGCTGCAGCGACATTACCAATACCTCGTAAATCTTCTTCTGTAGGCTTGATACCAATTCTTCTAAACTCAAGGAAAGCTCTTGTTACTTCATCAATTTGGAAAGTGGTTTGTGCTGTAAACACCTTAATCATATCTAAGGCTTGTGCTGTTTCTGTAGCACTGCCTGTGTTAGCTTGTAAAGTAGCTTCTAAATCTTCAAACATTTGTGTCGTTTGCACAACACTAGAAGCTAATCTAGCAAAACCAATGACTCCAAAAACTTTAGCTAAGTTCCTAAATGTTAAGACAGATGCTTTTGCTCTGGCATTAGTCGTGTCTAGTTGAGCATTAACTCTCTTCAATCCTCTACGCAGATCAGCAGTTTCTGCTCGGATTTGTACTATCAGCTCATCTACAGGAGTTGCCATTAGTCAGGATACCTTTCCATTAGATCGTTGAGTTCGTCTTTTGTCATAGGAGTTGGTTGATTGCCAGTATGGAACTCAGTAAATCCATCTATGGCACAGTGTATTTCTATCACTGAAGCATTCCAGAACTCAGAAGGTTGCATTCCAATCATGCCCATACATATCTCCATATATCTTTTGATGGGCAGTTTGTCATCAACTCTTACTCCTTTTTTTTTCCTTCTGCTTCTCCTTCTTCGCCTGAATCAGTCGTAAGTGATTGTGTTAATAGTTCAGCTACTGCTTTTGTTGCATTGACAAGTCCAATGTCAGCAACAATTTTTTTTATGTCGTTTTCTTGTATATCTTTTCCACCACCTCTTAATGCAGGTGTAAGAACATAGATGACATCAGACATTCTTATGTCACCTTCTGCCATCTTATTTGCTAATTTGATTATACCGCACCCACAAGCTGCTTCTATCTGCATAATAGAATCAACAGATAATCTGGCTTTGTATGTATCAGTTCCTAGAGTAAGGTCAATCTGACCCTTCATTGGATTTGCCATATGACTCTCCTTGAGCTTTGCTCTTTGGACTTCCCATTGGAAGTTCTAATTTTATTTTTAGTATATCGTCTCTAGTATCTAACGATACAGAAACTACCTTATAAGACTTGCCATCTACACTTAAGGTAGTTGGCTCGTCTTTGTCTTTACCCAGAAAGTTAGGCACTTCAAGCATATCTTCTTGCATTAAAGCTGATATGTCTTTATTGCCCTCTTTTACAGTGACATTTTTCCAAGCCATAGCTTATTCCTTATGCACTTGTGAATGTTACTGCACCAGAGCTTTCTAATGTTACAGAATATGTAACTTCTCCATTGTACTCTCCTGCATACTCCAATGTAGCTACCATAAACGCACCCTGATAAGTACCAAAATCAGGTATGATCACCTGAAAGTTCTTAAAAGTAGAAGCATTCATTGCATCTTTAAGAGTAGTTTCAGAAGCAGCGTCAGTAAAGACACCAGAGCCTGAAACAGACATAGAATGAATACCGCCATCTGCTAACAAAGTTCTGTTTCCAGAGGAGTCTTTGTTAGTCACATCAACAGCTTCATCATTTAGAGTTATGGAAGTAGAACGCAAACCACCGACTGTCACATAAGTTGTGCCTGTGGTATTTATTTTGAGCAGTAAACTTGCTCCTTTTTGTGCTGCCATATTTTACTCCTATATTAACCTAGTAATACTGCACGAAATCTCATGACACCATGTCTTGTTTTCCCATCTGGGTCTCTCATTATATCACTAAATTCAAACCTTAAATTTATGAGGTTGAACCCACTGACACTCAAACTACTATCATGCAATAAATCATGTATTCTGTCCATAATTTCCTTTGTTTCTTTACTTCCCTTATATTCTGACCAGATGTGCAATGTCAAGGTTGTATCTGTGCCATCTACATCTTTTGTGCCAGATTCTTGAGTGTTTTCTTCACCTAAAACAACATAAGGAAAACTGGTGCTTTCAGGCACATCATCAAAGACAGATGCTCCTAATGTGCTTGTCAAAGTGCTATCGCCACTCAAGGTACTATATATTGTGCTTTGTAGGGCAAAAGTACCTAAACTCATCTGATTATGCCCTCTCTTTTAAATATTTGATTGATTTTACGCTTATTTTTACGCAAAGCAGGTTGCATAAAAGGTCTAGCTGCCATGTTTTGTGTACCAAACTCTAAGTGCTTTCCATAGTTTCCGCCAGAGCCATCATCTGCAAAAGCAATGATCTTACCTACAACAGCATTTCTTTCTACATCCAGATCAATAGTAATGCTACTAGCTAATGTACCTGTGTCACTTGCAGGAGGTTGACCTGCAGCAGAAGCAGTATGAGTTCTATTAGGATTGTATAAACGATAAGTACGACCTGATTTATTACCAGATAATATACTGGTAACAGCTTCACCTCTTACTACCATTGCACTACTACCAACAGCTCTTTTAAGATTTGAACCTGCATTTTTGACAAACCTTTTGTGTAAGCGTCTTTGAAACGCATCAAGATTCTTGATAGTCATTGGGCAACACCTTCAGTACAAGATAGTTTGTAATATCTGTCTCTCTCATCAATGTTTAGTATTGACTTGATGTTGAATGATCTACTTTCGTAAACTATGCGATAGGTAGCGTCTAAATCGCTTCTATACCTAATAAATATATCATGTGTGGTTTCGTCTTGTACTTTACCCCTTTGATAGCTTTCTTTACCGCTTTTAGGAACTATATTTGCATATATATCAGCAACTCGTGTAAAACTTTGTGATCTACCTCCACCTGCATCTGTAGTGTTAGTTGGTGATTGCAACTGAACTCTATATCTCATCTTACCGATAGAGTTCATGATATTAACCTACCGCTAAGAATGAAGAAGAACCAATGCCTTTGTGTATTACATAAGGAGCATAGAGCTTTTTGACTATGGGTGGCATTGGAGCTTGAGCTTCATACATATCTCCTCTGTGTTCATATAAATATGCTATATGTTGAAGCATACCCATACGAATAGGCTCTGGAACGCTAAATGCAGAGGTATATCCTGCCACATAGACGATTTTAATAGCATTGGCTACCCTAAGTGCTGTTGGAAAGGTTTCACCCCTTCTAAGCACTACTCTGGCAGGTTCACGCACATTATCTACATAATACCTAGAAGCTGCCATAGTGGTTTCAGTATCATCATCGTTAAATGTGCTTACTGAGCTTACGCTAACCACAGGACTTGTAGGCAACACTATATGATCTTTGTAATAGTTTAGGTATGGACCAGTCCTAAAGCCTTCAAATAGAGGGTCTGCTAATTCATCGTAAGCATCTACAAAAAAGCTGTGCGTTTGTGTCATTAACGATCTGCCAGTGTGTTCTTCACACAATCTTCTAGCAGTTTCTATAAATGGTCTTAGTATTCTTTCGTCTGTGCTATCTTCTACACGCAAATACTCTTTTACTTCTTGTAAAGATAGTGGTTCTTGAGTAGGTGCAGTTGTTATCTGTAATCCTGACATTACAACACCTGTGCTACTACTTGTGAGCCTATGATCAACACATAGACCCCAATAATCATTGCTTCTACTCTGGCAAAGCGTTTACTGCCAGACTCTAAGCGTTTTTCTATGTTCTCATAACGAATCGCACAAATCTGCTCATGCGAATCTAACGCTAAGGCTACATCACTTGTCGTCTGATTTTTCTTCTGTCTCGGCATCCTCTACTTCCTCAGCTTCCGACTCGTCTGAATCAAGTAAAGGCTTAAGTGCCTCTAAGTAATGCTTCTGCAATATATCGTTTTTTTCTAAGCCAAACTCGGCATTAGTTTTTATGTTTTGTGACTCTTTACTTAATATTTCAATCTTTGTATACAAGAGCTTTGCTTCATCACTCATATCAGAAACTTGATATGTGACATCTTCTCCTGTTTCGGATTTCATAATAAGCGTTCTTTCATCTTTATTAGCTTCTGCCATAAGTTTCTCCTTTTTCTAAAGTTAATTTATATATCATATCATACTAGCTTTTCAATTGTTTTGCTGTAGGCTGAGTATCTGTATGAGTCCATCTACCTATATAAATTCCATCTCCACTATCCCAAAGTTCTATTTTGCCTGTTCCTCCAACTGTAAGAGGTAAAAAATCATTATCTGATACTCCTGAGCAGAGTTCTTTTATCTTAGTTATTATTTGTTCTGATGTCATAATCTCTTTACCTCATTAACATAATTTCTATATGAGATGCAGCACCACCTCTTATCACATGAGTACCACTTCCAGAAAATGTTTGCACTTTCATTGTCTCACTTGCTACTGCCTTAAACATAAAATTTATTGGAACATCATAACCATAATCATTGGTGCTGTTACTACTATTAGCGTGTTGTTCAAATATACCAAGTTCAACATCATTGTGACTAGAAAACACTACTCTTGCCAAAGCATAGTTTGTGGCACTTACTTGCTGTATGCTTATTACACCAGTACATAAATAAACACCTGCTACAGGCATTGTGAAAGTAGAGGTTGCAGTCCTCATATCTGAACCATTATTTTCTAAAGTAGTATCAACACTCCAATCTGTCCAAGTTGCAGCAGAAACAGTTTGATTTGAGCTTCTATAAGCAGCTACATATGGTTGATTGGAGTTTGTTTCTCTACCAAGTTGGTCAATGGTAAGTCTTGCTGCTAAGTTATTTGCTGAAGATGTATAGAATACTAGCTTTCCATCATCTTTATTGGTTGTGTCATCTCCTGTTGCAGAGGCTATCATTGCAACAGTAGTACCATTCCACTTGCTTTGCATTTCGCCTATAGAGCTTCCTGCACCACTTCTGTTTGCATCAAATATTATTGCATTTGAAGTATTACCAGTACTCTTGATAGTCAAACCTTCATCGCCTGAGTCAGTATGTATGTGAAGATTATTTGTAGGACTTGTAGTTCCGATTCCAACATCGCCACTTGTTCCATGAATCATCATTTTTGAATCAGCAAGGACTACACTATTACTATCATTTGCAATATCAACTAGAAAATGTAAATGTCCTCTAGCTGCACCATCGCCAATTTGTTCTTGAGCTATCGCTGTTTTTCTATAAGTGGCATTAGCGTTTTCGGTATATCCTAAAGAAATACCAGTATAATGAGTATCTGTAGTTGCAATAGCTCCAAAGTGAGAATATGTACCAGTAGATGTAGCTACCTGTAAAGTACTTTGAGGACTATTAGTTCCAATCCCAAGCCTATTATTACCTCCATCAATTCTCATAATCTCTGTGTTGAAAGATTTAAATATGTGATGACCTGCTGTAGAGTTTGTTGAAGTAGATTTGTATGTAATATCTTTACTAGATGTAAGTTCTAAGTTTTCAGAACCACTTGTGGTATTAAAAGATACAGTTCCTTCGTCATTGTCTCCACTATGCCCAAAGTTAATAGCTAGAATTGAAGAACTACCACCTAAAATACTTAATGTTGTATTGTCATCATCTTCTACTGTTAAAACTGTGCCTGTTGCAGCAGTTGCTCCACTTGATGCTGTTGAGAATGTTCCTGTAGTTCCTGTTATTGTTCCTGCATTTGTGATGTTTTGGCTTCCCATATTCAAAGCACCAGACATAGTGCCGCCTGAAAGCGGTAAGACTGTGCTAAAGAAAGAAGCGTTGTCGTTCATAGCTGCAGCTAACTCATTGAGAGTATTCAAACTACTAGGTGCAGAATCTACAAGATTAGCTACAGCAGTGGTCACAAAAGCTGTGGTTGCAACTCTTGTTGTGTTATTTCCTGCAGATTGCGTTGTAGTTGTAGGATTACCGCCTAAAGCTACATCATCTATGATCTGTTCACTGCTTACTTTAGTATTAGCCATTTTCTAAAGCCTCCAATCTTTTCATAAGGTCTTTTACAACTTCTACTAAACAAGAAACTGTAGCAGAAGCATCTCGCCCTTCTATTCCTACATCAGCGTATTTAGTGTCATTTACATAATCATGTAATACACTGTGGTCTAACTCGTATTCTTTTTTATATTTTTCTAAATACTCTTCAAGACTCAATGCCTCCCTTTCAGGTTGTGGCATTTCATCTTTTGCTTGTATTTTATTGTATTGTGCTGTAGCTAATCTGGTTATTTCTTCTTCACTTCTGCGTTGATGTGAATTGATTACATCTTTTGCAAGTTGTAGTGATGTTGGATAAGGTGTTCTGTCTGTGACACTTGCTGCAGATATATTATCTTGCACATAAATGTCTCCTCTATCAGGATTAGCTAAAGCGTAAGATGACGAAGCTAAAAGTCCTCCTAGTTTCAAACTTGCTGCTGAGAAATTATCTTCTGCTTCATAAAGTTGAAAAAAGTAATTAGTACCAACAGAACCAGAAGCTAAACAAGCAACAAATGAAGGTCCATGTAATCCATTAGCAGTATTGTTTGTGCCAAAGGTGTACTGAGGTTGGCTATTTGACTGCTTCACTCTTAATATGTTTGTGCCACCAGTAGCAAGACCTAATGTATTTGCAGCAGGAAAGTACATACCTGTATCAGTATCATCTACATCTGAAATACTAGGATTTGAAACACTTGAAACAGCACTTCTCAAGAAAAAGCCATTGCTGCCAGTGCTAGATGCCTTAAATGTATTTGTGCCTGTTTCTACTTTACCGACATTACCAAACTTTACATTACCATCTACTTCAAGTTTTTTGCTTGGCGAAGTTGTTCCCACCCCAAGATTACCACCATTGAAATAAGAATCTCCATTACTATCAAATCTTATATCTTCGTTTTGTGCAGAATCATGAATACTTAATCTGCCATGTCCTGATATTTCTGTTACTGAAAATAGATTATTTTGTGTTGAATCGTCACTACCGCTTTTTAAAACTCTTAATGCTGTAGATGTTGCACCTGTGGAGAGAATATCAACAGGCACTATAGGATTTATACCTGCACCAAATCTTGGTGCTTTTACAAAACTATTAAATGTGGCTTTTCCTGCATCTGACATATCAAGTGTAAGGGCAGTTATGACAGAGCCACCATCATTACCTCTTAATACTATATCTCCATCTTGAATACCTTGATTTATTCTTAAGTCATTTCCTGACTTGACCAGTTCTGCAAATGTAGTGCCTCCATCTTTTAACTGTATTTCCCCACTATCTGCGTCTAAAACAATGTTTCCTGCCACATCAAGAGTAAGGTTGCCTGAGTCAGCTAATGTTTGGTTTGCACCTGAAGCAGCTAATTTAGTAGCTATAGAGTTTGTCACAGTCGTACTGAAGTTAGCGTCATCTCCTAGTGCTGCTGCTAGTTCATTTAATGTATCTAAAGCAGAAGGGGAGCTATCAACAAGGTTTGAGATCGCTGTAGATACAAAGGCAGTGGTTGCTATCCTTGTGGTGTTGTTTCCTGCACTTTGAGTCGTTGTTGTTGGATTGCCACCTAGTGCAACATCATCAGCTATGAGAGCAGAGGTAATTTGGTCATCAGCAATAGCTGCAGTCAGAATTGCATCATCTGCTATAACTCTTGATGTAATTTTAGTGTTTGCCATATTATCCTTCCAATGTCTCTATTCTAGCTTTTAAGTCATTTATTATCACTTGTTGTTCTTGTATTGCTTTTATTAAAATAGGTACAAATACACTATATTTGACTGATTTAGTAACTGTACCTAAATCTTCGCCTTCCTCATTATAATCTTTGTGGTTTTCTACCATACTAGGAAATATAGATTCTAGTTCTTGTGCAATTACCCCTATTTGTTTTTGTTTGTCTCCTTTTAAATTAAAGTTTTTAACTTTTACTCTATTTAAATCTTCTAATTTATTAGTAGCATCAACTATATTTTCTTTTATTTTAGAATCAGAAAGTTGTCCATAAGCATTATTAGTATTTTGCACATTACCTGAACTAGCGTTTACAACGAATCTTCTACTTCCACCGACATTTATGTAATCTATAATATGAGTACCTGAAGCTCCATTTATGTCTAAAACACCATTACCAGCTAGAGCTGTACCAACTCTCACATTACCATGCATATTAATGCTGCCGCCAGAATTGATACGCATTGCCTCTGTGAAGTTTCCTGCTTCTGGCTTGGTTGAGAATGTTAATAATCCACCTGAATCGTCACTTGCATTTGAGTCAGATGTTGCTGATCTTGCAGAAATAGCAGCAACTAACATACCATCACTATCTAATCCATCATCATCTGCATTATCTGTATTGACAAACCTTAGACCTCCTACTTCGTTGTTATCACCATTTGTAGTTCTTGAAAGAATAATAGTTCCAGAACCACCTGCTGTTCCCCCTGCAACCTCTAAAAATCTGTTGCTTGGACCTAAAGTGCCTGAATGTATTGTGTCTGTTCCCACACCGATATTTCCAGAGGGAGTTATTTCTAGTGCTGTATTTGTTACCCCAGAAGCATAGCTGTTACTCGTTCCAAAAAATAAAGAGCTTCCGCTATTTGTTATTTTATTTCCAATGATTGAAGATACTTGAGTTAAAGTATTGGTTGAAAAAGTAATTCCAGATACATCGCCATTGGATAAGTCAGTTCCCCCATTGATATGAATTTGCCCAACCGCAGTTCCTGTCTTTGAACTTCTGCTATTATCTTCAACTAAGGTAACTAATGCTGAAGGATTTGTAATACCCACTCCAATATTGCCATCACTCATTACTGAAAATAAAGCATTATTATCTTTATCTGCTGCCCTCAAAGCATACTCTGATGAACTTGAGCCACCTGCAAAATATGCTCCAAAGCCTGAAGCATTAGTATTCCTAACATCTACTGCTGTAGTGGTTGAGTCCTCACGAATATCTAAAGCTACACCACTTGCTGCTGTGGTTTTGATACCTACCCCTGCGTTGAATAAAGCTCTACCTGCTTCTGACATATCAAGAGTAAGGGCAGTAATAGTTGACCCACCATCATTTCCTTGTAATTTTATATCTTTGTCTTGTACTGCTGAATATATTGCAAAATCACTAGATGAGTTATACACCCTACCAAATTCAGTGCCACCATCTTTAAACATAATGTCAGCACCATCAGCATCAAGAGATATTGTTCCTGCTACATCTACTGTTAAATCGCCACTTGATAAATCAATTTCTGTGCCATCAATAGTGATATTGTCTACAACTACACCTGCGTTTGCTGTGACTGTTCCTGTGAACGCTGCATTTTCATTACTGTCAAAGGTCATTGCCACTGCGTCTGCTGCAGAGGTAATACTTACTGCTGTAGCCATGATGTCATTAACATCAGCTTTCTTCAGTGCAGAATCAGTAGCGTCAAGTATCATCATCTTATCGCCACTTACTGGTGTTACTTCAGTCAAGCCTGATATTACATTGGCATTTAAGTGAGCAGCGTCTATTGAGCCATCTGTGTAGTGTTCACTATCTATAGCATTGTCTGCTATTTTTGCTCCTGTTATTGCGTCTGCTGCGATCTTGGCAGTTGTAACATTTAGATCAACTAGCTTGGCAGTTGTGATTGTGTCGTCTACTGGTACATTGATGTTTGTTTGTGTAAATGTATTTACCTCTACGATTGCTCCTGTGGCAGGAGCTGTATCAAATGTCAAAGTTGAGCCAGATATAGAATAATCAGATTTTTGCTGATAGACACCATCTATAAATACTTGTGTGTTGTTTTCTGAAACAGGTGCTATTGAAAGTGTAAACGCAGCACTGCCACTAGCTGTGAATTGATCGTTGTTTAAGTTACTACCAGATACTGCAGCTCTTACAGAATAAACTATTATTCTTGTGCCGCTAGGAGGTGCTTCATCTAGCGTCAAAGTTGTGCCATTTAGAACATAATCATTAGGATTCTGGAATACACCACCGATAAACACAAAGAGATTATCTTCGCTATTTGGAGTTTGACTAAGTGTAAATGCGGTTGTTGAAGCATTTGCTGTTGTGAAATTGTCTACAGTAAAAGTATTAGTGCCACCGCCACCTATTTCACCCCAAGCATCAGTGTAACCTTCAAATCTGCCTAATGTAGTGTTGTATCTAAAATGTCCTGCTGCTCCTGATGGTCTTTGTGCTGTCGTACCTTTTGGCACAAAGAAAGCATCTGTTGCACTTCCTGCATCAAGACTTACAGAAGGACTGGCAGTTTTAATTCCTACTCTATTATTTGATGTGTCAACTTTAAATACATTGGTGTTGACAGTCACATCATCTGTAACTGCCAACGAAGATGATAATGTCGCTGCACCAGTTACGCCTAATGTACTGCTTAAAGTAGTAGCACCAGTTACGCCAAGCGTACCGCCTATTGATGTGTTACCAGTGGTATCTGCTACAGTGAATTTGTTGGTGTCCATTGTCAAACCACCATTTAGGGTAGTTGCACCTGTCACTGTAAGAGTGCCACCAAATGAACCATTACCAGAAACAGTTAAGGCAGTTTGTGTTTGATTGATCGTTACATTGTCACCCATGAAAGTAGCTAGATCAGACAAAGCTACCTGTTTCATAGTTCCTGCATCATTGACTATAACTCTGTCAGTAGTTGCTAGTGTGGTAGATGTTGCACTTGTACCGCCATCAAGAAGATTCAGTTCTGCGGTTGTAACAGTCGCACCATCAAGAATATTTAGCTCGTCTGTTGTTACAGTAGCTCCATCAAGAATCTCTAGTTCAGCTTCAGTAATACCTGCACTACCAATATTTAAGTTTGTAGTATTAAGTGTGGTAACTGTGACCGCATCAGGCAGACCTATTGTTATTTCATTGTTAGATACTGCTGTTTCTATCTCATTGCTTGTTCCAGAAATTGTTAGAGTTTCGCCTGTCGCAAAAGTATCGTTGCTACCTGAGTCTGCTGCTAATGTGAAAGAAGTTGATATATTATTTGTACTTACAGCAGTTATTTGACCTTTTGCATTAACTGTTATTGCAGGAATAGCTGTAGCAGTTCCATAACTCCCTGCTGACACTCCTGTGTTAGCTATTGATACCGCACCACTACTAACACTGAAATCGCTTGTAAACGAAGCTATACCCTTGTTAGAAGCAGTAGCATCTTCGGCAGAGAAGGTCACTGTGCCAGAGCTTTCAGCTACATCTAAGCCTTCCCCTGCTGCAAAAGTAATTGTTCCACCCAACGCAGTTGCAGTAGAGTTAGAGCCATCCGACACAGTGATTGTAGAGTTAGCTAATTTAGAATTAGCTATTGAACCTGCAAGTTGTGCATTTGTAATTGTTCCAGACAGACTGCTTGTTGGATAATTCGTTGCATCACTTAGATCAAAAGCAGGAGTGGTGTCAGAAGCACCTAGAGCTAGTGAAACTCCACCAAAGTTTATAGAGGAGTTTGCAAGTTTGGCATTAGCTATACTTCCTGCCAGTTGTGCATTGGTTATAGTTCCTGTCAATGATGATGTAGGGTAACCAGTTGCATCCTGCAAATTAAACGCAGGTGTTGTATCACTTGCTCCCAATGCTAATGAAACGCCACCAAAGTTTATACTTGAGTTGGCTAACATTGTATTACTGACTGTGCCTGAATCTCCTGTGCCTACTAAAGTTCCTGCTGCTGCAGGTAAAGTTACAGTTGGATTACCGCTAAATGCAGAGTGTGCAGGAGCTTGAAGTCTTAGATAGTGGGCATTGTTGCTTTCACAGTAAAAGTCTATAAATGATTGTGTGCCACCATTCTTTATCTTAATTGCACCTTGTTCTATAACGACACCATTTGTAGAGCCTCCTCCTACGCCTAATGATGTTGTGATCTCTGTAGCTGCAGGTAAACCAATTGTGACTGCTGCTGTTTCGCTTCCACTGCCACTTACTTCTACTTCGTTAGAAGTACCTGCAATAGTAGCTATGTAGTTTCCTGTAGTATCTGTACCCAGTGCTACAGAATTAGCTTGTATTGTTGTACTGATGGATATACCTGCTGTGCCATCAAAGTTTGCTGTTCCTACTACATCACCAGATAAAGCTATAGCTCTTGCAGTTTCTAAAGCTGTTGCTGTACTTGCATTACCTGCAACATCACCAACAAAAGATGTAGCTGCAAATATCTTGTTAGCAACTAACCTACCATCACTGTTATTCCATAAGATAGTTGGTTTGCTTGATGAGCCACCAAACTCTAAACCTGCACCATTCGTTGCAGAAAGAGTCGTAGCATTCTTGGCAAACCTTATTGTTGTATCTTCTACATCTAAGTTTGTTGTGTTTATGGTAGTAGTTGTGCCATTTACAGTTAAGTCTCCTGTCACTGTCAAAGCACCACCAATAGTTACATTGTCTGGTAAGCCTATAGTAACTGCAGCAGTTTCACTGCCAGAGCCTGATACTTCTATTTCATTAGATGTTCCTGCAATCGTTGCTACATAATTACCTGTTGATTGTGTTCCTAGTGTGACCGCATTGTTAGCTATCTGATCTGTACCAATGGCATCATCAGCTATATCTAATGTAACCGCAGCAGTCTCGCTGCCAGAATTAGCTACTGTAATCCTAGAATTACCTGCGTCTGCTATAGTGGCGACATAATTTCCTGTTGTATCTGTGCCAAGTGCAACGCTGTTTGCTGCAACTGTAAGACCAATAGAAGTGTTGCCAAGATTTGTTATTGTTCCAGAACCAGTTACATCTCCTGTGAAAGTAAGTGTAGGGTCATTGACATCAAAATCTATTGTGCCATCGCCATCTTCATAAGTGACTGATATACCGCTTTCTGTGTTAGAGCTGACCATAGCTCCAACGATGTCCTGTACTCTTTCAGCATTTAGCGTTACATCACCTGAGCTAACTGTAAAGTCTGTACTATCAAACGATGCTATACCTTTATTAGAATCGGTGGCATCTTCAGCACTTATGGTAATAGCTGCAGACTCACTGCCACTGCCAGAGACATCTATTCCCTCTCCTGCTGCTACTGTGGCAATGTAGTTACCAGTTGTATCAGTACCCAGAGCCACCGAGTTAGCTTGTATAGTGGTAGAGATTGTGACATCTCCAAGATTGGTCATAGTAGCCGAACCTGCTACATCTCCACTTAATGTAATAACAGGGTCAGCTACATCAAAGTCTATTGTTCCATCAGAATCTTCATAGGTTACAGTTATGCCATTTTCTGTATTGCCTGTGAGCATAGCTCCTACTAGGTCTTGAACGAACTCTGTATTTAGACCTACAGTTACACCTGCTGTTTCTGAGCCACTGTTTGCTACATCAATACCGCTATTACTTGCTGCTAAAGTAGCAACATAATTACCTGTGGTGTCTGTTCCTAAAGCTACTGCGTTGTTGACTATAGTAGCTGTAAGGGTAGCACTAGCTAAATCTGTGATCGTAACTGAACCAGATAAATCACCAGATAGTGCTATTGTGAAATCATCTACATTGAAATCTATAGTTCCATCTGCATCTTGATAATCAACTGACAAGCCACTTTCGGTATTGCTTGTGACCATAGCACCGACAATATCTTGTATTCTTTCTGCGTTTACTGTTACAGCTCCTGAAGATACTGTGAAATCTGTACTGTCAAATGAAGCTATACCCTTGTTTGAATCGGTAGCATCCTCTGCAGATATTGTTACTGCTGCTGTTTCACTACCGCTACCGCTTACATCTATGCCTTCACCTGCAGCAATGGTTGCTACATAGTTGCCTGTCGTGTCTGTTCCTAAGGCGACACTGTTAGCAACAATCGTTGCAGTAAGAGTGGCGTTGCCCAATTGGGAGAGAGTGGCACTACCGCTAAGGTCTCCTGCAAGTGTGATTAGGGGGGATTTGTTAATAACAGTGTCTGAACTTATATCCCCACCATTCAGATCAACTGAGTTTAGGACAGGTGAGGTCAAAGTTTTGTTTGTTAAAGTTTGTGTGCCAGTAAGTGTTGTCACTGTACTATCTATGTTGATAGTGAGTGTATTACTTGAGCCTACTGTATCTAATCCTGTACCACCTGCTATATTTAAAACTTCGGTGTTAATGGTAACGCTTTGGTTACCACCTGTATCACCTTGAAACTGTACTGCTTGTGCTGCGTTTTGAGCATCTACATAGCTTTTGATTGATTGTTGTGTAGCAAGTTTTGTGTTGCTATTTGACCCCATGTTATCTTCATCAAGTACACCTGTAACAACTGCACCACCTGAAGTGAAGCCTAAGTTGAACAATTTTGCGTTAAGTGATTGAGCTGCAGTGCTTTGACTGTCTACCCACTGTGTATTGCTGTGATCATATACAAGTAATGAACCTGCTGTACTAGCTGTGGAATCAGCAACACTTCTACCTAAAATGGTGTTTGGACCAGCAACTCCCTGAGTTCCTGCTGTTATAACTGATATTGTACTTACATCGGTAACTGTGATTTGACTTACTGTACTCATCTGCTTGTGTTACCCCTGACACTGAATGTGCCTTCCATAATTCTAAAAACATTTCCTGAGGAATTAACTATTTCTAAGTCGTAGTGTCCATCACCAACAGACATAGCTGCTGTATCAGTCGCTGAAATACTAAGAGTTACAGTTCCTGCAGAACCACCTAAGGCTATTCTGCCATTTGCTGTTGTAAGTGTAAGAATTGTAGCTGAGGCATCTGGCGTGTCTCGTAAATCCATTTCTGCTGATGAATAGCCAGTCAGATTTACAAGAGCATCGCTGCTATCTTTTAGCGTAAGGGTCTGCCCAAATGTAGCTCCCTGCTCTATGATGAAATGATGATAACCTGCACTCATTAATAATAATTCCTATAGTTTGCATGGTATCTACCATTTTCACAGCGTCTGCTTTTTTTATATTACCACTATTTGTCTAGGAAGATTATTTTTTAGTTGATTTCTTCGCAGTAGACTTAGTAGATTTCTTTTTTGTTGTTTTTTTAGGTGCAACACCACCTTCATAGGCTTCATTTATGTCAGGCGTACTAGGGTCGTCAGCTTTGTAGTGTCCTTTTTCGTTCCTAGCTCTAACAGGCTCTGATTGCTCAAGATCGCTTGTATCTTCAACTTTTATTTCCATTGCCCAATTATTTGCAACAAATGCTTCCATAAGGTCTTGTTGCCAACTTTCTTTAGCCTCTACAACTTCGTTGTGGACATAAAGTTTTGATTCTGTACCAAGTTCATTAGTAGCTCCCACCTTTGGTACTACTATTTTATAACTTTTATTTGCCATTCGTTCCTCCTTAAAGGGTGGGATAGGCAAAAGCCTACCCCATACCCAAATGCTTTACTAAGCGTTATGTGCTGTAAAGTCGTTATCAGTTGAGTGTCTAGCGTGTCCTCGTACAACCATCGCACCGATTGGTGTTCCATTTGAATGAGTACCAGTTTTAGCTAATACAACTCTGATATACCTCTTGTTGCCAACATAACCGACTCTGAAGATTCCACCTGTAGTATCAGGGTCACCACCAGTAGTTCCATCTAACTTCAAGAAGATTCCTCCTGAAGCGATAGTTCCATCAATTATTGATGCTTGTGCAACATCAGTAAAAGTTGAGTTGTCATCAGATTCCTCTAATGAAACTTCAAAATGTACTGAGCTTGAGAGAGTATCACCTTCTGCACCGACATCTACTAACACAGTAGCACTTTCGTAACCTTGAAGGTCAACACCAGTACCATTGGCAGCAGCAGTTCTGACTGCAGCAGGTAAACTCACAGCAGGACTAATATTATTACTTAAATCTTTCATTTATTACTCCTTATGTAGAACATTTTTGTTTAACGATAGCCTCAGCAGTAACCACCTGTCCACCGACTCTTCTTCTAGCAACATATCTAACATTACCAGTTGTAGCCTGTGTAAATGGGTCACGCAAGACCGCCATAGCAACTCTGTCAACGATCATATATGCTCTGTTGAAGTCACCAAACGCCACAGGGAAAGTATTAGAACCTTCACTTGGCATATCAGTAGCTTCCACATATGGATAACCGAGAACAGTGTTTGTTACACCACCAGTTAGCATCATTCCTGCTTGGAACACATACTGACCTGCAGTGTCTTTTAGTTTTCTGATAGAAGAAAGAGTGGTTCTGTTGAAAACAAAAGTACCATTCTTAGCGTACTCAGACTTAATACCATGTACTAAGCTGATAAGTCCATCAGCAGTAATCGCAGTTGCATTACCAGATACTACTTCGCCAACACTTGAGTTGGTCATGAAGCCTTCTGGTTTTCCTACTGCATTACCTGATACAAACGCTGTACCTTCAGCTTTTGCAAATTGCTCTGCAAACTCTGATTGCATTTCTGCTTCTAAATCAAAGACTGTATCTTCAAGGTCTTGTTCAGAAATATCTACTAAAGCGTAATGCTCGTGTGCAGGTATTTCTTCTAAGCCTACTTGATAGCCAGTTGTCTCTGCTCTTGTGCCACTTTCTGCGACCCATTCTGCTGAGAACTGTCCAGTTCTTTTAGGAACTTGAATACTTCTCTGACCTGTAGAACGAATTTTAGCGATCTGTCTGATAGGTGAAATCTCTGTTACTGTTTTTAACAGTTCTCTCACATATTCAGGCGGAGCTAAATATCCACCAGTTGTGTCATTGCTGACAGTTAACGCTTTCTTTTCTGCATCAGATAGTTTTTCTATACCTTTTCTGCAGTAATTTTCAAACGCTTGACAAGTTGTGTCTACTGATTTGGCATCAAATCCAGATTCTGGTCTTGTGAGAACAGTTTCTAAATGCTCAACCTTTTCAGCTACACCCTCTTGTTGTGCTTTGGTATTATCAATAGCAGCTTTAACATCTTCTAAAGAATCTAGCTTTTCTTCTAGCTTCTCTATTTTGCTGTCAAGCATACCATCACTAATACCCTTTTCTAGGTTTTCCAGTTTCTCGTCATTAGCTTTTTTGAACTCTTCAAAAGCCTGACCAAACTCCTGCATAACCTGTTTAACATCTTCTGACATATTGCCTCCTATGATGTATTTTTAAGGGTTAAAGTTAAGTTTTTTAAGGCATCTACCAATTCAGCATTTGATTCAACAACATCTAGCTTCTCGCTAGTGTTCTTTGCTTCAAATACCTCGTGTACTGCTTTTGCAGCCACCTTCGCTTCTGAACGAGATAACGAGAAGGCATCTCGCATTCCATTTTCCCATTCTCTTATGGTTACATCCTCGCCCTTTACACTACGAACCTTAGCTTGAGGATTCATAGGGAAAGTCACAAGTGATATTTCCATTAAGTCTACTTCTCCGATCATGCGTTTGTTTGTACGCTTATCGTATGAAACTTCGTCAGGGTTTGCTCTAAATCCTATAGACATAGCATCTAATGCACCCATTTTTAATAATTCGTATGCTTCTTGACCTGCTTGTGTTTTGAGAGCTAGTTTGCCCTTTACCATAAGTCCATGATCATCTTCTTTGATTTCTTCAAAGACACCTATCGGCATATCTGTCTTATGTTGGTATAAAAGTTTTACTCCTTTTACGCCTCTTTTGCGTAAACTTTTAGTAAAAGCTCCTGTCTTGATGACATCGTTACCTAAATCTGTATTGTTGAATACTGAAGCATAGCCTTCAAACCTACCATATTCTTTCATTTCATCGTCATCATCGTCAGGATGATACGCTTTTAAATCAGATATGATTTCAAGAATATCTTTTTCTATGACTACTTCTTCTTCTTTTTTCTTTGGCTTTTTCTTTCTCTTGTCTTTATCGTACCCATAGCCTTGAACAGTCCTTCCAGTTAGTTCTGTGTATTCATCATGGGTTTTGCAAGGCATATAGACAGTGTTGCCATCTTCATCATGCGAATGAAAACCAACGCAACCTATCTCTTCTGCTCTTTCTACCGCTTCTTCTTCGGTAGTAAAAACATCTCTCCTTATCTGCTCTTTCTGTTCATTCTGACTAGAATCTTCTAACGAAGCAAACCGATTGGTTTTGACAGCTAAAACTTTTTCTGCTTCTGTATATTCAGTAGTCATAAAGCTATCCTCGTTTTACTATATATAGTAATTCATTGTTAATCATAGCACAATATCTCTTTCGTCAGCATAAACTATCACACACCGACAATTTACGACATTTTTTGCACCGCCCTTTGGGTCTCCTGCATGGTTCATAGGACTGCCACCTATATCAAAGTCCTCATCCATGTTTCTAATCTGTCCATTTGCTTCTACATGAGCTGATCTCGTTCTTTCATCTGCTGTAGATACCCACCTTTTCATCATGTTTATACCTAAATCTTTTCTTAAGGTGTCATGATAGTTATGATTTGCAAAAGATGCTGCATTGTGCGTTTCTGTTCTTGCAATCAAAGCAGCTCTGCTTCTGCTTATAGGTAATACTCTTTCAGTTATTCTTCTAGCCAACTGATTCAAGCTCAAGCCTTCTTCTCTACCTTCCTCTATAATTTGTGCTACTTTCCTAGCTACTGATACAGATATACCAGATAAGTACAAAAGTCTATCTCTATTGTAAAGATTTATTAAATCCTCTATGTCTATGTTTCTGCCAAAGATAATCGCCTCTTCTGCTTTTTGCTGTGGCTCATAGATAGATTCATTAGTTTGATATATTGATCTGAATACCTGTCTATAGTGCATATACATCACAGGTTCTAAGTCCTCTCGCAAGTCTCTTGCTGCTATGTCAGCATCGTATTGATTGAACTCTCTGACAAGATACGCTTTGGTATTCACAAACCTACTAAAGATTGAGAGAAGTTGCTTATATACTTTCTTTTCTAAGTTATTTCTAAGCCTACTCTGTCTACGAATCTCTTTGCGTAGATTTATCCTTCCTCGTCTGAAATCTCTAAGCTGTTTTTTATCAACGAGTTTTAAGGTCATTTTTTACTAGAAAGTGGATGACCCTTAGGGAAAAGATCGGTGTCATGACGACCCCCCTGAAATCTACCAGACCTCAAGGCACTAAGGAAACTGTTCACACGAGCAAATGCCCACTGGTCTGGACCACTAACTCTAGGTCTAACAGAGCTAGGATTTGTATTGTATGCACCTACGCCTCGCTTGAACACTGCCTCTAACATACGCACTGTTGCCCTTTTTGTTGGTTTGTCGCCATACTTTTCATTATGATCATCAACTTTATTCTTTAAGGCTTCTTTTACTTTTGCTGATACTTGTTTTGTATCTTCCATGACTGATACAAACTCATCATCTATTTCAAAGTCAAAATCTTCTAAATCTTTTCTGCCTTCTAATTTCTTTGTAAGTTCAAGGATTACATCTTTCATGCCTTGCTCACCAAGTTTTGGATTTATGACTCCCCACTTCATTAACGCCACAACTCCTGCAACATTTGACAGGTTTGGTTCTTTGCTACCACCTACAAACTGGTTGCCATCATTGACGCTATGTCTAGCTGCCCATGCTTCTCTTTCTTTAATCCATTTAAGCACTGCAGGAGACTCTGAGCCTTCTCTAGCTCTACCCCAAAGCATGAACGCTTCATTACCTCTGATATTACCACCTGCTGCCCAGATTTGTTTACCAACACCTACTTCTTTTACATTTTTTGCAAAATCATAGTCAAACTGTGGATATTCTGAGTTTCTTAGTGATATTTTCTTATCATCACCTGCATTTGGAAAGTCAGTTTCTTTTGTTTCGTCTTGCTTCTGCTCATCAAGCATATACTCTGCTTCTGTAAGCTCCTCGTAGTCTTTTACATCTTCATCTGCGTCTGGCACATCAGGAGAAGGCGGTGACTCGCTACCTAAGGGGAACAGAGCAGCGTTGATATAAATATCGTCACCACCATCTATTGGATTGAGTCCGATAATCTCTCTTGCTTCATTCCTAGTCATTATTCCTGCATTTACTGCACTGACTATGTTTTCGTAAGTCTTTCTTTTTCTTTCTGCTAAGGCAGGAATACTTTCTGTATCAAATGCCAAGTTTAATCTTTCATCAAACTGCGGTACTAGCCATTCATTAAAGTCAGACTCTATTAGTTTGATATGTGGGATGATTGTTTCTTCATATAAAGCTAGTCTAGCCTCTGCAACATTTGCGTAAGTTTGTGCATCAGGCACTCCTACAAGCTGACTTGGTACACCAAAACACAATGCAATATCTGTAGCACTCATATGCTTCAAATTAATAAAGTCCATATCTTTTGGTGATAGACCCATTTCTTTCCAATCAAAATCACCCTCTAATAACATAGGTCTACCTGCGTTCCCTGAGCCTGTAAATCTGTTGTTTAAATCTGTTAGTAGCTGTTGTCTTTGTGTTTCATTAAGGTTTACAGCAAAACCTGCATCATCCTTAGGCTTGAATATGACTGCACCGCTAGGTCTAGCACCATTATTTAAAAGATTTATGTTGTGCTTACTAGCTAAGTTATGTTGGTCTACTTCTACTGCTGCTGCTGTTAATGGAGAACAACCATAAAAATCATCCATCGGATTCCATAGCTTAATATGTTTTAGTTGAGAGAACCCTGTGTCTTGATCTACTAAATAGCTTTCCTTGACTCTGCCATTGATCATGTAGTCATATCTATCAGGAAACTGTGATGTACCGCCTTTGATTACTATTCTATCTGGTCTGAGTAAGTGTAACTCTCTTGGTAAGCCTCCTTCTGCACCTACTTTTAACACATAGGCATTACCACTTAGAAGCAAAAAGCCATAAAGAGCATTAAAAAACTCTGAGTAGCTTTGCATTGGATTGGGTCTGTCCATCAAAGATATTAGTGGATGTGTTTCTAATACCTGATCACCTGCCTTTAGATCGTAGCTGACTGAACTTGCACCTTTTGATATTTCATTAACACAACGATAAACGATTGCGTTTTTCTTATAGCCTTCGTTTGCTAAGTCTTGATATTTATATTCTGTGCTACTAGAACCGACACCAAAGTACCCAAACATACTCCCATCTCTTTTGAACTCATCTACAGGCGTGTTGAGTAGTCTTTGAAAAAATGTTCTATTGTCTGCCATTAACTTATTCTCCAATTTACTTGTCCTCTTGACTTGCTAAGTTCGGTCAAACCCCAAACTAAAGCATCCAATCTATCAGGACTCGTTTTTATATCTCCTGTGTAAGAACACATCTGTGTTTCTAGCTCAGGAAAAGTTCCTACATGGTGAACTCGCCTCTGCTCATATAATGCTGCAATAGGTTCAGCTCTTACTAATTTACCTCTTGTAGCATGGACTGACCTATAAGGTATATTGCTGTCAATGTTCCTTAGTAGTCTTTCCACCAAGTCGCCTCCATTATTAACTTCAGCTACTATTCTGTCAGCTTCCCATTCATAGAAAGCTCTAATAGCTATTCTACCCCATTTATCAGCAGAATACCTACCAGACACATCTTCTAATACATAGTATTCGTTATTAGCGTCTTTGCCAACAACTAAAATACCTGTTTCATCTGAGTTTTCGTTAGCTGTTACAGCAGGGTCAATGGCTACAATGATGTTTGTTAGCTCTCTTTCCTCATCTCTTAACCTTGCCTCATCAATAGAACTTAAATCCCACAAAGCTCCTTCTACATTGTCTATGATCTCTGCAAACAGCTCTTGTCTACCTAAAGTCGTACCCTCATAGCGTTCTCGTAGCATCTCCAATGCAGACTCTGCAAGGTTTGCTTCGTTCTCAAAAGTATTACCTCTAGTCAGATAACAGTCATCTCTTGCCATCAAATCTTTGATAAGTTTGGTTGGTTTTGGAGTTGTAGTGATTACACATTGCGGTTTTTCACCTAGCCTTAGACCAAACATAAGCTGATCAAAAGCCTCAGGGTATCTCCAACTTGCTACCTCATCGCACCATGCTCTATGAAACTGTGGTCCTCTTAACCTGTCTGGTTCTTGTGCTGCAAACCCTGTGATTTTAGAGCCATTCCAAAGTCTTATCTCTGCAACACTTGATGAATAACCTTTTTGATCTGACGATTTTAAGAAGCACTCTTTTGGTATGACACTTATGAGTCCACTGTTGCCTCCAAAACAAACCCTTCTTAAATCTCCATGTGTTGGTGCAACTACAGCACAATTTACATTCTCATTACGCATAGCGTATAAAGCAATGTCCTCAGCACCTGTTCTAGTCTTACCCCAACCTCTACCTGCTAAGATAAGCCATATCAAGAAGTCTTTCTCTGGTGTTAGCTGTTTATTTCTAGCTGTCTTTTGCCATTCAGTGTAATGGGTCGCTGTCGCCTTCAAGGCGTTGCTCTTTAGCCGAGTCCAGTAACTCCATAATTCCTCTGAAGGCATCTGCTTCTTTAATTGTGGTGTTGACATTTATGCTCTCTGTTATTTCGCCCATTGCAATCTTGCCTAGCTTTTGTGCTGTTAAGAGTGCATTAGTCAAATTTAAAAACTGATTTGGTTGAAAAGGCTTTTTGTTTTCTTTAAGTGCCTCTTCGTTCATCTGCATATACTTTGATACTTGCTCTATTATGTCGTTGGCTTTTGCTAATAGCCTGTCGTCAAACTTCAATGACTCCTTAGCTATCTTTTTGACTCTCTCTTCCTTAACCTTTTCTTCTAGCTCAAAAGCATACTGATCTCTTAATGCTTTCCAGTTCTCTGCTTTAGCTGCTCTATATAAGGTTGCTGATGCTAAATTATATTTTTTGATCAAATCTTCTAAGTTGTAATGACAATTCTCACCTGACTCTAAGTCAATACTTTGCACAAACTCAGTCCTTACGTGAGCTTTGAGTTCTGTTGTGAGTTTTGTTTTACTAGATTTTTTAGTCATGATTTCTCAAATATTCTCATAATATAATGCAGATTGGAATACAAGGCAAAAGATACAGATAAATATATATTCCGAAATGGGTTGACTTCTATACTCAGTCGTGTATCATTAATGTATAAATTGAATTGAAGGAGATAAAATGAAAACAGATTATCAACAAAGTAGAGTCTACAAATGGGAGAACGCTTCCGCTTGGTCACAAAAAGGTAACAAAACCCTAGAGACCTATCAGATTAAGTATCTTAATAAAAGACTAAATAGATTGTTTGGTCTTAAGACAGATGTGCATGATAAGTATGCCAATGGTGTCTGCCATTATGATACTTATAATGATGCTATTTATTTGGCAGGGTATGGTTTCAATTGGTCGGTTTACTTGCATGAGTATGCTCATGCTTTGACTACTGATTATAAACCTGCACATGGTAAAGAGTTTGTCTCTGCATTCTGTGCCTTATTACACTTTGTTCATCCAGATAAGCCTTCCATTAGTGATCTTGCTAAATCAGCTAATAGTTATGATTTAGATTTTGTTTCTTTGACTGAGAATATTTGGTACAAGAAATTATCCAGAAGTAAGATAGATATTTCTAAAGCTATCAAACCACAAGAAAAAGTTATAGAACCCAAAAAGCCTTTGAATCAGGTGCATAAAAACTATCAGAAACTTTTAGCTAGACAAGTTAATCTTATCAAAAGACAAAAACAGTATGAGGCTAATCTAAAAAGAGTTGCCAACAGTCTTAAGAAAGTCAGTAAGAGTATCAAGCAATATGAAGCAAAGTATGATGAGGAAAAACTTACTTCTAAGTATGCAGAGCCAGTAGTTAGAAAAGTATCAAAGAGTCCTAAACAAAAATGCCTTGAGTTGTGTGAACAGTATAGTTGGTTGAGAGTAGAAAAAGATGATGATTGGTATTATGGAGAAATGCGTATAGATGTTTACGACTTTGATAAAGCCAATAAAATTGACAATTACTTTGATCTAGGAAGTGATGGCGAATATTGTTGCTTCAGTTGGAAGGAAGCTCATCAAAGAGCTTTAGAATTAATTAAAGATAGGAGCTAAGGTGAGAGGCTTATTTGATTATTTTGATGGTTACACTATAACTGTAAATGAATATGACATTTTAAGAGTATCTTACGAAGAAACAAAACCATTTATTTTAGACATACATTATGCAAAAAGAATGCCCTCAATAACTCATGCGTTTGGTTTATATAGAGGACATTCTTTGATTGGTGTAGTCACTTATGGCTCACCTGCTTCTCCTGCTTTATGTAAAGGTATTGCAGGTGAAAAAAATAAACATCATGTCTTAGAACTTAATAGACTTGTTTTGAAAGAAAATAAAAAAAATCAGGCTTCAATCTTGATTGGAGCTTCCTTAAAATTATTGCCAAAACCTAAGATAATCGTGTCTTATGCTGATACAGCTCAAAATCATTTAGGTATTGTTTATCAAGCTACTAATTTTATGTTTACAGGGACATCAAAGCCTAGAACAGATATGGCAGGTAAAGATGGCAAACACTCTAGGCATCATTTAGGAGATACAACCAACAGAGTAGATAGAAGTGCAAAACACAGATATATATATTTACTTGGTGGAAAAACTTGGAAAAAAAATATGCTTAAGGAACTATCTTATCAACCTTTGGATTATCCAAAATACAGGAGTTAATATGGACTTAGAAATAGGAAATACTACAAGACTACAGCATGGTTGTAGATGTCGTATCAAAAAGTCTACTATCTTTGGTACATTCTGTGGCTATGTTAGTCCAGATCAAAAGAAGTCAATCTTTTATGACGAGGAACTTAACAAAGTAAAGATATATAACACGAGTCGTTTGGAAAGGACTTATGAAAAGTTTTAATAATATTCCGAAAAGGGTTGTCATAGTTTTTTGTAAATGATACGATGCAGTAATGTCTATTGAATGCCTAAATCAAGCTCTAAAAATCAAAGGTCTCACACCAACTAAAAAATTCATTCTTGTTTTGTTAGGTAACTATGCAGACGAAAATGGTAGCTGCTATCCATCTTATCGTCACATCGCTGATATTGTTGGACTCAAAGATACAAAAGGCGTTCAGAAAGCGATCAAAGAGTTTGAATCTCTAGGATTACTTAGGATAGAACATCGTAAGAATAAAAAGGGCGGTCATACAAGCAACAGATACCACTTATCTATAGCTATGGGTGCAGAAACCCTTAGGGTTGATGTGACCCAAAGGCAGGGGGTTTCAGAGCCATG